CTAGGTCATTTAACGAGCTTGCTTGCTCAGGGCGTAATCTTCCGTTAGCAAGGTGTTCATTGATTTCAAGAAGCGTTGGCGTATCGCCCTGCGCTTCTGTGTTATTAGGATTCAGTATGGCTCGATGGATTCGAGAAGTGATCTGCCCATGCAATGCATTCTGGTTTGCCTTGGCCTCCTTCGCATCATCTTTTTCTTTCTTGGACGCATCGCTGACAAGCTTTTTCTCTTGCGCCTGGGAAAGATTAACTAATTGCGCGTAGAAGGTATCCCGGTCATTTGGCGATAGGTATTCATAATTTTTTGGGTCAGCAACCCTTTCAGCTAGAGCATCTGTCAAATCTGGGTTGTTCTGGCGGTCCACGGATGCAATCTCTCCACGCAACGTAGACTTAGCAATTTGCTCTCTTGCAGCTTTTTCATAAGTGACGCGATCAACCTGCGAGATTAGCCCATCATTTGCCATGCGTTCATAAATACCGACAACACGCTGACCAATTCCAGGTCCTTCATTTAGGACATCTACGCCAAACAATTCCCTTTGCGCTTGCTTAACTTCAAGGCTATTCCCGGTTGCAGCTTGCCTAATGTACTTATTCGCTATTTCAAAACTAGCTGCTTTAGATGCATCAATCGTTCTGACTCGTGCGTCTTTGCGTACGTTAAGGCGCGAGCTCAAAACGCTTTCATCAAACTTGTTGAGAAACGCACTGCGCACATAATCGCTCCCAATTGACTGAGCAACTGTAGTCCGGATTGCTTTAACCTTCTTGTCGAAGTTTTCTACAGACTTATCTGCATCGTCATCGAGCGCAGCCATCTGTGCGTTATTGAGTTGCTCTTTAGCAACAAGCTCTGCGTTATCAAGATCACGCTGATTCTTAATCTTGATTTCTTGCTCTGCGTACTTAAACACAGTGTCTGAAGCTTGGGCGAAGAAGTCAGCAGCTGCTCTAGCTTCAAGGGATAAAGCTTGTGGCGATGCACTAACCTGCATCCCGACTCCACCGGGTTTGGTTGTTCTTGCTGTTTGCGCTTGATAAGTAGGGACTTTCATTATGCTATCGCCTTCAATGTCGCTACGCTTTGCGCACCCTGGAGAAGCGTAGTTGCAGCCTGATAACGACTCGCTGCCCTAGCTTGTTGCCCATACATCTTCTGGAGATCAGCTTCCATCCGGGATGCCAGAGCAGACTCTTGCGCCTGGGTTTGCGCCACTCTTGAATTATACTCGCGTGAAGCAATCTCCTCATCTGCTTCCAAAGCATTATTTAGCAGGATCGTTAGAGGAGTGCCTGAGTCAGCAACCCATCCGTTGTAACGGAACGCTTGAGCAGTTGCGTTGTTGAATGCTTCAAATTGATCGCGGAACTTAATGTTCTGTCGCATGGTATCTTGCGCAATCAAATCACCTTGCTGATCAGCAATCGCTGCGTTGCGCTCACCAATCTGCGAATTAAAGTTGTATGCCTTCTGTTGTGCCTTACCAGCTTGCAATGATGCATTCGCAGAAAGCAGTGAGCTTCCGACTCCTGCTGCAATTGCTATGGTTAATGGATCTGCCATCTCATCACCTGTCGAACGTCTGCAATCTTGGGTAGATCGCTAGCACTGTTAATGGCAGTGGCTGCTCTTGCCTAACAACCACAAACCCATCCGTATCGTAATTACCTGGGAACTCAACGTCCTTGTCGCCACTGAATAACGGCACAGCCGTATCCATTGCAGCAGCTGAACTACGAAACGGAATCAAATCCAATGTATCTGTTGATGGACCGACCTTCACGCCAATAGATCGATACAAGCGCAATGTCACATCTCGGATACGCTTTGTCTTACCCTGACTTGTTCCTTCAGTGCCGCCAGCATCTACGCGCATCGTTTGCAGCGTTGATGTAAAAGCAAGGCCAACATGAGCATCAGTAACATTGCGATCGAGAGTAACTGATCCGCTACTAACAGTTTTGCTTGCATGAGCAGCGCCATCGCCAACAATTGCAACAGACTCGCCTTCAAGGTGGTCTAACCCAGACAAACTACTTGTTGCGCTACCAGCATAACTAAGACCGCAATCTACAAAGTGTGCATCAAGGATGTCATCCCCAAAATCAAATGGAGCAAAGTATTCGATGTAACGCACAGTTCCGCCATCTATCTGCCTATTGACAACTAGATACACAGCATCTTCATCAAGCTCACCGGGTATTGTCGCTACTGATTCAACAAACCCATAAGCATAATTCACACTACTTACCGTTGATGAGCCGCCAAGTAAATGCTCATGCCAAGCGATTACTTGTTCTTCTCGGCGATATGTCATGCCCACTAACTTGCCATTCTCAAGCACACACCAAACGATGTTGTCTGGTTCTTGCTGCAGTGACATTTCCTTAATCCCAGATTCAGTAATGTGTTCTGCAAGAAGCGTCAAATCTGGAGCAAAATATGAATCTGAGTTGAAGTCATACACGAGCTCGCGAACCTTGCGCTTGGCTCGTTGCACAAACAACGTCACGTTTGCTACGTTCACGGGCTGTATGTTCATTGATCCGTAGCTTGATTGACGCTTGATCTGAGCATTCGTTGGGCTAATAGGCTCAGTTGTTCCTGATGCAGATACCGCAAACTCACCGCCAGAAGTGCCAACAAGCAACGATCTATTAGACGAAAGATACTGGATGACGTTTACCTGGTTGGAGCCAATCGTGTAGACCAATGCATCTGTTGCGTCTGCACCAATCGTAAAGTTCTCAAAGTCACCAGCAACTGAGAAAAAGATTGTCTGCGGCTGCTCTGTTGTGTTTGCAAACACCAGGCGCTGCTCATAAAAAGCAACAGTAGCTGGATACCCAGTTGTTTCTGAAAACGCCCCTAGCTGATATTCATCGTCAGCCTCAAGATCTCCATTGATTGTGACAGAAGCACCTGCAGCTTCCACTGCTAGATCAACAGACGGAGCGAGCAAGATTGTGTCATCAGTTACATCAACAATTAAAACATTCGATTTATTGTTGCTTGCACTACCGCTAATCGTGATATGCATTCCAACTTCAAATCCTTCGTGAATGAAGTTAGCTGCTGTGTCTGTGATTCTGTCGTTATGCTCTAACCCGGTTGCGCTTGGATCACCTTCAGCAAATGCAATCGTTGTTGCTGTATAAGTTGGCATCAACTCAGATCGAGCATCTTCATTCTCTAATACAGTTGCTGTAACTGATGTAGCGCTGCTGTAAGCGGTGATCTCCGCATACCCATCGTGTACCTTCACAATACGCCCAACATCTGTGCTAGCAAAGATGCTTGATGTTGCAGTTAGCGTAACTGAACCAGTTCTGCCACTAGCCGTAACTGTTCCATCAAAAGTAGGATCTTGCATTGGGCCGCGACGAAACGAAACTTCTGTAATCGTCCATGCCGTATGGCTTGTCCGGGTAATCTTTTGCACCGGGTGATTTGGATGCACGATGTACATCACATCTGCTGACTGTGTAAATTTGAGATCAGCAAGCTCTGTATGTAGATATGGAGTTGTAACCTCCACTGGACTTCCGCCAGATACGACAGTTCCGCCATCCTTGTGTATGCGGAAATACTGATCCCCAAACTCAAGAATGTATGATTGCTCTACATTAAATTCAAAAGGAATCAGTCTGCAATTGTTTGCACTGTTCTTAACTTCTCGAACGAAATAAGTACCTGGGCGACGACTTGCACCGCCATGCGGATGCACAATAAAGTTCTGTAGCTGCTTGCAGCCATTGAAGTATTTGCCTAAGTCAGTTCGACCATCAAGCCGAGGAGACAACTCCCCAGCAGTGAAGTTTGCAAATACAGCACTTGCCTTCGCCATTAGAACCTCGATCTAATAAACGTATCCGCCACAATGCTTCCAGCATCTGTGACGCTGTTGATACTTGCAGGTGTTCCTTCTGTCGCATCAACAAATCTGGCTTCTTTCAGTTTGTCTTCGTAAATAATTCTCATCTGTTGCGCGAGCGTTGTGCTTCCGATTAAAGGATATGCAATGTCCGCAGCTAAACTTGCTGCTATCGTCTCAAGCAACAGAGAGTCGTATTGTGCGGGATCGGTTACACGCCCCACATATAGCAATTCAATCGTATCCTCATCACACAGAATCTTTCTTCCTTCAACGCGATGAACAATATCGTCATAGCGGAGATTCAAAATTCTCAGGCAATACGGATCTGTAGGGATGGTAAAAGCGTTATCAAACTCAAATGCAGGAGCATCTGAGTCTGGGGCTAACGTAACCCGGGTTACAAGGCAGTTCCAGGGATGCGCCCTGAATACTGCATCACGAACGTATTCATAGCGTTGGTTGCAGATTCTAGCTGCCTTACTGTCCTCAGTGAGAGCGATGATGTTAGATGCGCCAATCTGATTAAGCGCACTATTACAGATGTCAACGACCGAACTCATAGCTACCTCGCAGTGAAAAGGGGGCGCGTCCGCCCCCGATTCATTTAGTCAACAACGTAGAACATTGTAACTTCGATTGTGCCAGTGCCAGCAGCACCGCCCATAGTCGCTGTTACAACGAACTCATTGTCAGCCAACTC